GTGACGAGCTGGCCGACTGGGTGGGCGGCATGGCCCCAGCCCTGCACGACGTTGTACCGGAGATGCCGGTGGAGGACCGAGCAGCCGACACGTGGGAGCCGCTGGTCGCCATCGCCGACGCCGCAGGTGGCCACTGGCCTGACCGTGCCCGCAGCGCCTGCCTGGCCCTGACTGGGGATGAGCCCAATGACGGCGCCCCTGGCACCCGTCTACTAGCCGACCTGCATGAGGTCTGGAAGGAGTCCGAGCCGGAGCTCTTTACGACGACGACGATCCTGGACCGGCTGAAAAAAGCTCGAGGAAAGTCCGTGGTCGGAATGGGGACGCAAAGCCGAACCGATCACAGCGACCGGGCTGGCCGGGCTGCTCAGACCGTACCGGGTTCGGTCGCAGAACATCCGGGTCGGTGGGGTCCAGGCTAAGGGCTATCTCCGTAAGGATCTCGGCGACGCCTGGCACCGATACCTAGCTGATGCGTCCCAGGCGTCCCAACGTCCCAATGAAGGTGAAACCCCTCGTCAGCCGTGGGACGGCAGCGGGACGGATGCCGGGTCCCACAGCCGTCCCAGGCCTGACAAGGTCGTTCTTGACGCTTGGGACGGCGGGACGGCTGGGACGGAGGACCCTAGCCGCCCGACCGTTCTTCTGTAACACTGTCCGAACTCTCAGCCTTTCAGGAGTCACCATGTCTCAGCCACCCGAACCGCAAGGCGAGCAGCCACCGCCTCAACCGGCCCCGCCGGAGCCGGAAAAGAAGCGGTTCAGCTTCCTCGCGCTCGGCCTCACCGCCCTAGTCGCCCTTGTCGTCGGCAGTCTGTTAGGTGCCGTCGGCTATAGCGCGTCGAGGCGCACCGCCACCGTCGCCGCCGAGCCCGCGCCAACCGTCACGGTGACAGAGACGGCTCCCGTCGAAGGTGAACCCCCGTTCGAGGAGCCCACCGAGGAGCCGACTAGCGAGTCGACTCGCGCGGTGAAGAAGTCCGACTTTGAGCTGACGGTGAAGATCCTCCACAAAAGTGCTACGGCGGCAGGGAGGGTTGCAGCGTCGACTATCGAGTGCAGCCCAAGTACGTCGGCCCGTCCCCAAAGCCGATGGGTTTGATGGAAATCACTTACGAGGTGACCGGCGGCAAGGAAGGTCCCCAGACAGGCACAGTCCAGTTGGAGGACGGCAAGTACGACCCAACAATGACCGAGGACTTCACCGATATTCGTTCAAGCACCACCAAGCTAACCGCGAAGATCACCGACATCCAGGAATTCAGCTGAAGGACTGCGCTGGCAGGATCTTGCCGGAACTGAATTCGCCTTCCACCTAGCTCGGGGGAAGGCGTATGGAGGGCGCGGCGTTTTGGCTTGGCCGCCTCGCGCCGCGCCCTTAAATGTCTGATCAGGGCCACCCACGGGCGACCCTGGTCAGTGTGTGTTCAATCCGGATGAAACGTCGGTTACATAAGTCGGCTAGTGCGAACCTGGGCAGTGTGGCTGGTTGGCTTCGCTGCTACATTGCGGGGATTTCACGCCAAACTTCGGCGGGTGCTGTTCCGCCGCGACGGCGGAACCTGCTGCAAGCCCACTGCTTAATAGACCGGTGAGCACGGCAACAACAATTTTGCGCCTCATGCGCCCTCCTTCCTGAAATTAGTTTCGTGGAGGGGGCCCCTTGCCGTATTCAGCTGATGGTATAGAAGTCAAGTATCATTCGTCAACGATGTGCTCCGGTGGGATATATGTGGTTACTCCTTTACATGTCGAACACGAACATCTGCGGGACACTTTGCTCGGCCCAATAGGCGGCCCTGTCCAACGCCACAATCGCGGCCACAGCAAGATCAATTTTGCGGGGTGAACCGCGTTTGTCCTTGCTGACAAGATCACCGAGCGGTGTTCGCTTGGCGACACAGTGGGCGATGTGCGCAGCAAATTGATGATCACCGTCATGGGTCACCGTCCCAGCCGCTACGGCTTGATAAAGCCGGTCGGTTGCCGGTGCCATCCGCTGAGCGTTCGCCGTATTCCACTCGAGCACCCGGGACTCGCCGTGCCGCCTCGCCCACTGCTCGATTTCCGACAGCCAGCCCCACGGGTCACAGGCCAGCTCGGCCACGTCCCACCGGTCAAACGCCAAAGCCACAGCATGATCAACTTCGCCACGCGGGACACGCCAGCGGGGGTCGCCCGGATTCTCCCAAAGCCCGACGACAAACAGGTGCGGGTTCTCGACGGTGCAGCCGACCAGGGCCGTCGAGTCCCCAGATGCGGAGCCGTCGAACGCGAGTACGATCCGCTCCTGGTCTGGGACCACCCGGGACGGGTCCGCGCAGTCGGCCCAGACACCCCACGGCAGCCACGCCCCAGCGCCAGTCACCCACTGGCCCAGCCTGAGCTGCCAAAACACCGGCTCCCGGAGGGTGCGGCGCACCGCCTCGATGCCATCCTCGGCCAGAAACGGATCGACGCACGCCAGCGCCGGGTTAGCCACCTTCCACGCGTCCCGGTCATCCGTTGCCCAGCCCTCAGGGGCTCCGTACTCCTCGAAGTAAAAGGCCGGATCGTCACCGGCACGACCGTGCTCCACCAGGCTCCACATAACGCAATCCGGTGACGTCGCCGGCGTCGAAATAGCTAGAGTCAGCGACTCTGGTCGCTTACCCGCAGCCGAAGTGACAGCCGTCCACACGTCCTCGGTGACCACGTGGAGCTCGTCGACGACCAGCAGGGCGGGATCGTGACCGTGGAGCGCGCCCGGTTCAGCTGGTACCGGCAGCAGCAGAGAGTCTGTCTCCGGCACATACAGCCGATCGGCGAAGATGTGGCACCGCTCCGCCAAGACCGGGTTTAGTTCGATCATGCGCCGCGCATATCGCAACGTGATGTTGGCCTGCCGCTGGTCACTAGCGACCACCAGGGCCTCCGCCGATGGCGGACCCACCTACAACTCCGCGACCGCCAACGCCGCGGCAAGCATCGTCTTGCCGTTCGCCCGTGGCATGGACACCAACCCGGTGCGGATGCCGGGAGCGAACGCGCCGCTAATGATCTTCGACTGAAACTCTCGCAACCGGAAAGGCTCGCCAGCACCTTGGCCACGCGGGACGGTCAAGAACTCTGAAATGAACCGCTCACGCCGCGTCGCAAGATCCACCGGCCATCCCGTCAAGTCCAGCGGCGGAGCGCTTACATTGCCTTTCGGGCCCGCCTTCATGGAACATTCCCTCCATGGCGCAAATCAAAGTGATCATGGGCGACACAAGCACCAGGACCTACGACGGCACAATCGACGTTCTCGAAGGAGGAGTGCTGAAGATCATTCCCGACGAGGAGCAATACCCGTTGGTCTTCCTTTCCGCGCAACTCTGGCTGGAGGCGAACGAAAAGCAGCGAAAGCCCGCCACACCGCAGATTCACTGACGGACTACCTAGGGTGTGAGTCGCAAACTTCGCCTCACCGGGGGTCATGGCAGCCGCTGATCAAGACTCTTGTTGATCTTGCGGCGGGCGCCGCGTCGGCTATTGCACTTGCGGCAGACCACCTCGATGTCGGCAAGCGTCATCGCAGGCCAGCGGAGATGATCACCCGTCAGCGGGTTGTCTTTGCTCCCGGGGGTGCCGCAGTCGGTGCACCAGGGTGCTGGCGGATGGCTTGCCGTGCTAGCTGTTGCCAGCGGGCGCCGTAGCCTCGCTCAGCGGTCTTGGCTTTGGCTTGTGCGCAGTTGTCGCACCGGCTGCCGCTGCTGATCTTGACGCCGCAGCCGAGGCAGGGTCTAGCCAGGGTCACTGTGATCTCATTCGGGCGAGGCGCAGCAGTGGCCCTGTGGTGGCCTGAGCGGCCCGTAGCGCGGCGATCCTGGCCTCGGGGTAGGCGGGCTGGCGGACAACGGCGACGTGATCGAGTGCGGCGCGCACCCTCTCGACTCGGCTGCGGTCTGGGTTCCACCGGTCGGTGACCGGGACGAAGCCGATCGACAGCCCGAGACGGCGCCGTCACGGATCAGCTCGAGCACCTCGTCACCGAGCTCAGTTTTGGAAACGCGCCAGACGCCGTGGAGGCCGTCCGGTTGATCACGGAGCTCGACGCTCACCCCGATGGGCAGTTCGGATTGGCTGCCCGGGTGGGTGGCGGTGAGCGGTGCCGGGTCGGCGTCGGCGAATGCGCCGGGCCGGAAGGTTTCGAAGTAGCGGCCGACCCGTATTTGGACACCGTAAGGCACGGCGAGACCGACGATCTGGCGTTGATCTTCGCGGATTTCCAGGTCGGCGGTGAAGCCGCGCGTAATGATCATGCGACGACTCCCAGTTGCGGCCGCGCCGCTGCGCCCGCGGGTAGCGGTTCGCGGTCTTCCAGTTCGCGGACTTCGCCAATCGTGAGGAACCCGGCCCGCAAGCCGATCTCATGTGCCTCGTATCTGGTTTTGAGATCGGTGCGTAGCAGCCCGCCGGCGTTGAACTTGACGTACTGGCCGCGGGGCACGAGGTCGATGAGCGCTGTTTCCAGCCGGACGAGCCACGGGCTGATCGTGTAGGTGAGGAAGTCGAGGGAACGCTGCTCAACGTTGGCGTAGGTCAAACTGTTGCCAGAATCGGCGCCGACCATCTCCGGCGGGATACCGAAGACGCGGCAGATTTGCTGGACGGTGAACCGTTGGGTGTCGAGGAATTGCGACTCTTCGGGTCGCACTGAGACCGGCTGGAATTTGGCGCCGTCGCCGAGCACGGCGACCCGGCGCTGCCCGTATCGGTTGTTGAAGTAGGCGTTCCACACCGCTGAAAGCTGCTCGGCCTGCTCGGTGCTGAGCCGCTGGTCGGTGGTCAATAGCCCGGATGGCGTGGCACCATCGCCGAAGAACTTCGCGCCGAACTTCTCGGCGGCCAGGCCGACTCCGACAGATTGGGCGCAGTGGGCGATCGGTGACAGGCCGAGCAGCGACCCCGGCCACGGATAGGCGCGCAGGTGCCACAGGTCGTCGCGGTCGATTTTGCGCCCGTCCAGCCGGTAGGTGACCGCGCCGTCGGTGGCGACTTGGACGGTGACCCGGTGCGGTGAGATCAGTTCGATTTGAGAGGGTCGCAGGCCGGCGCCGACCCGGCTGGTGACTAGGCCCCAGGCGTTGCCGGCGAGCAGCAGGGACCGCATGATTTGGGCGATCCAATCGTGGAACGGCACCCCGGCTGCTGGGGTGCGCAGCATGACCGGCGCCGGGTCCACTGGGTCTCGTGAACCGGCCCCATAGGCGTGTCAGGGCATGGTGGAGATGACATCGCTGAGCAGCCTTATGCAGCCCCACACTGTTGACAGCCGTTGCGCCGACTCGGCGGTGACTGAGGTTCCGGCCGCGGTGTTGGGTTGGTCCTCGGCTAAGAGCTGCTCAAGGCTGAAGTCGCGGTCCTCGCGTTTGCGGAACGGCCACACCGGTCAGCCCTTGCGGGTGTTGCCGGTCATGCTCTGACTCCGGTGTCGACGACGAACGCGCTCGGTTGGGCGAGTTGCACATCGGCCCGCAGGTAGGCCAGGAACGCGTATTGCAGGTTGTCTGCGAGGTACCGTTAGCGGAGAAATTGCAGGTTAAACTGGGTGCGGATGCCGACCATGAGCTGATCCCACTGCGCGGTGTAGATCTCGCTCGTGTCGGTGGAGGTGCCTACGGTCAGGTTGATCGGCACCTGCTTGGTTGGCAGCCGGGGCAGCAGCGAAGGCGGCGGCGTCATGTAGGCATTCGTGGTGGCTTCCTTCAGCTTGGCAAGGCTGGTGACGGTGCGCGGGGCGACGATGTGTGCGGTGGGGTCGAAGTTGTTCGCAAGCACTACCCCGGCCGCGTCGAGGAGCCAGTCATAGTTAGTGATGTTGGCTCCGTTGGCGCCATGGCTAGTGATCGTCACCCCGGAGATGTTGAGCACGCCGCGGGGTTCGGGTGCGGTGCCGGTGCCGCGCAACGCGACCCGGTCCAGCTCCAGGGCGAGCTGGGAGGCGAACGCGCGGGCGATCACATCCTCCGAGCTGGGGTCGGCGTCCTCGAACAGCTCCACCGAGAGTTTGACCAGCCGCACCAGGGTGCGGGCGGTGAACGTGACGGAGTCGAAAGTCATGTCAGCGTCGGTAATCGGGGCGTTTTCGGCTTTCCACGCCGGAGCTCCTTCACCGGTGAGCCGGGCGAGCTTCAGGGTTTGGGCGCCCATGGGCACCGTGATCGCACCGGCCTGGAACACCCGGGCCTGGTTGCGGGCAAGATCAATAACCCGAGCTGACAGCGGGGTCGGCACGAGGTGGCCGCCTGCAGTCAGTGTGCCCTCAGACAACGCGCGTTCGTGCTCGGCGCCATCCCAGTTGCCGGTCGCCAAGCCCTTCAGATAGCGGTCAAAGGAAAGCTGCTGATCGTCGGGAATCAGGCCGCGGGTGCGGGCCCAGTCCTCAAGGTTTTGTTCCCGGGTGAGCACTGGGCCGCGAGGTGCCGGTGGGCCGGTGCGGCGGGCTGCGGTGGCGCGTAGTTCGGCGATCTGCTCGTCGCGTACCCGGTCGGCTTCGTCGGCCGCTTCGCGTTCGGCGGTCACCTGTTGGCGGTGTTCGGCCAGCTCGTCTGGGGTGAGGTTGCGCTGCTCGTCGGCGGCGCGGGTCAATATCTGCTCTGCGGCCTGCCGGGCGGTATCCCGGCGTTCGCGGAGCTGGTCGAGAAGAGTCAC